CCATTGTTTCGGAAATCATCTTCCTCTAACCAATGTGCCACTGAGGTTGTTACACCATCTTCAGTCGCATACCAACCAGCAGCAATGTCCTGATCCATTAGAACCAGTTGCCAAAACTTTTCAGTGTTGAATACAATGTCAGAATCAATCCAAAGTTGCCAATCATATTTCAGTTTCCCATCCCAAGGTACCTGATCAGGTCCTCTCAGAACATTTGCTCCCAAACACTTACAGCGAGCAAAATTAACCATTGATGAATAATCTTGCGAAATCTGAATGCTAGCACCTGCTTGAACTAAATCAAAACAAAGTTGCACGAAGTTCTTAAGATAAACATAAGAAACTCCTCTACCAGGCAGACAGAAAACAACTGACTTTCCTCGCACCATTTCTTTTGCCTTATTGTAATCCCATTCTTCAGCAGAATTACTTGGAGACGGTGCTTTTGCTTTTACTGTGAATCCTTTAGCCATAAGATAAAACGTTTACTTCAGTATCATACGTTATTATGTAGTGAATGTCAATCACTCCCGTTCTGAGAGAATTACTTCATCACCTTCGATTGAAAATTGAATCTCAGTATCTTCATACCATGAGAGTTCATTAACAATTTCTTCTGGAACAACAAGGTAGTACTCACCAGAAATTGGATCGACTTGTAGGGACTCAAAAATATCTCCGGAATTTTTTTTCATTTGGTGTATTATATGCGACCTTTTTCAGAATTATATAGTATCCGGAATTTTTTGAATAGAGAGATATTGAGAGGTCGATCTGGGTCGTTTATAGCTTAGGGTAGTGGTGCGTTTTTATATCACGGGGGCGCCCCCGATCGCGCACGGCGGCGGGGGACTGTCGTTCACGAACGAACGCATAAGGCGACCAACCCCCCACCAGACCCCAGAAGGTCAGAAGCGGACTGCCAGAGCAGAATGCCCGACGCGATCTGCCAGACGGTCACGGGCCGCGGCGATACGGTCGGCGCGATGCTGTGCCTTAGCGTTGCTAATGGTGCCCTTAAGATCAGCGACCATCTCACGACCCATCCCACCAACGGGATTCAGAGTGACCCCACGACCGACACACCGATCGCCGCTGCCCTGACCCCGACCACGAACGGTGACGGATTCATCTCCATCACCACGGCGGACTTGCCCAACAGAAGCGCCACGCCCACGCTGACCCTGACGCTGCCAAAGTTCATCAGCACGGGGGTTGCGGCGGGGCAGGCGGGTAACGGTGTAGGTCATCGGGGTGGGGTGGTGAACTGAGAGAATTGTAGCACGGGCAGGGGGAGGGTCACCAGGTCGGCAGTGCCTCCTGTGCCTCATCGCGATGTGCCTCAGAGAACTGCCCTGCCCACGTGACGGCATCAGTTCCCCACGGCGGGGTCAGGCGGTTGAAGTTGGTGCCGTCGTTGCGGTAGGCGACCCAGATGGTCTGACGGTCGGTGAGGCGGGTGGCAGGAGAGAGGCGCATTGGTTCGGGGTGTGAACTGAGAGAATTGTAGCACGTTCCGTGGCACAGATCAGGCGACGGATTTGGCGGCAAGCATCAGGGCGTGGAATTTATGGAATTCGTGGGTCATGCCAGGGGAGAGCGTCGGGCGTCCCTTGCTGCCGTGAGCGGGAAGGTGGAAGGTCTGAGCGATGGCGGGATGGGTCACCTTGTCGTGACTGCCACCAGGTTTGATCGTGCCTCCTGATTTAATGATGAGGCGGCGGGCATCGCGGATCTTCAGGGGTTGCATCGGGTCCGTTGCTTTGGTTCCCATAGCATAAACCCCCCAGCGGCGAACCGTAGGGGGGCAATGGTCAGATTCAGAATTGGATGGGTTCGGCGGTCGGTTCGCCGTCACCGTCCTGAGCGATGCGTTGTCCGTCAGAGAGTCCTTCCAGGATGCTCAGAATCTGGGAACCGTTGCGACCCTGGCGGAGCAGGGAAAGGGCAAGGTCAAGGGTCATGGGTATGCTAGGATTGTGAGTTGGTTTGGTGTGGGCGTCTTTCAGGGCGCACCCGTTCCCATGAGTCAGGCGGCGACCAGCAGATCCTCCTCCCAGCGGTAGAAGGTCAGAATCTCAGCGTAGGGGTCAACCTCCACAGTGGGGGCATTCGCTCTCATGATCGCTGCCTTGCACTGGGCGGCAATCTCATCAATGCTGAGGGCGCGGTCGGTGGCGGGGTTGTAGCGCATGGTGTGGTTCGTTTGAACTGAGAGTATTGTAGAGCAGTTTAGGGTCAGTGCTCAGGACCCGTATGCCAGTTGATCAATCGGCATAGAGGGAGATGAAGTCCTCCACGAACTCCCGTGCCTCATCGCCACTCATGCGGGAGATCATCTCACGGGCGACGGTCTCCCAGGAGAAGTCGTCTGCCAGGTCAAAGATGGCGCACCGTGCCTGAGAGGCGCTGAGGTTGGCGGCGGTGATCTGAGCGTAGGTCATGGGGTTCCTTTGAACTGAGAGTATTGTAAGGGGTCGGGGTGGGGTCTGAAGGGGTGGGTTGTGCCACCCCTTTGATTGTCACTCCATCCCCATCGCTTCCTTCAGGGCATTGTATGCCGCCAACCAGTGGGCGGCATCATCATGGTTGCCCTTGGTGCTCTCATCACAGGCGATGCACAGGAGCGCGGTGCGGATGGTGCCCCACTTGCCTTCGGGCAGGGTGACGGTCGTCAGGGTCTCAGGGTTCCAGGGGGCAGCGGTCATGGGAGGTCGTCTGAACTGAAAGTATTGTAAGGGGTCTGGGGGTCAGAATGCCACCAGCTGGTCCAGATCCCATTGTGGCACACTGGCGACCCCATCGATCACGTAGGCGCCCTGATTCTTCCGCAACCAGGCGTTGATGTGCTTGGTGGTGGTGGCGCTCCACTGGTAGGCGGTGCGGATCCACCCTTTGCCAGGCACGATCGCGGCGACGGGTTGATCATAGGAGAACAGGATGCAGGTCCCGTCTGCCAGGGTCACCTCAGTTTGGTTGCTGCCGACTTGCTGGACTTTCATGGTGGGGTCGTTTGAACTGAGATCAGTATAAGGGGTCAGCGGTGCCCTTTGGGGCAGGGAGTGGACAGTGCCTCAGGTGTCCTCATCCTCCCCCAGAATGAACCCATCAACCCATCCTGCTGTGTATCCGTCATCTTTGGTGAACAGGCGGATCTTAAGAAGTTTGGCGATTGCAAAGGGCAAACCGATCACCAGGGCTCCAGGGATGAGAATGGCAAGCAGTTCGGTCATGGGGTTCCTTTGAACTGAGAGTATTGTAGCGGGTCAGCGGGCGATCAGGTCGCCTGCAGTGTACAGTGCCTGAGCTGTCACAGTGCGGACGGGACGGATCGGTTCCCAGAGCAACCACAGCAGCAGAGCACCAACGGTCAGGCGAAGCATGGTAGCACGGTGGAAGTCAGCGGAGCGGGAACGGGTCAGGGATCGCATCATGCGGGCAGGATGGAGTCCATCAATTCAACTTCGCGGGGTCCGTCAACGATCCATTCCTGCCACTCTTCAAACAGAGCATTCCTGGCGGCAACGTTGCCACTCTGCTGATGATGGTACATTGCGACCTTGACGGCGTGGATCAGGTCGTGGATCATGGCGGTGCGTTGGTTGTCGTTCATTGTATCAGGCAGCAAGGTGAGCAGGGGAACCGCAGGAACGGTAGAAGTCTACCATGCGCTCCGCTTCCTCAAGGGTGGGGAACCATTGCGAGCGCCACTCACAGGCATTGTAGGGGACCTGGTAACGGACTTCGTAGCGGATCAGTGCCATTGGGTTCGTTTGAACTGAGATCAGTATAAGGGGTCAGGGGGGCAGGTCTACGGGGTGTGTGCCAGTTCAAAAGGTGGCACACGGGCGGCTGACCCCAGTATACCTAACTCCTACGCTGCCACGTTAAACCGACTGTTGTTGAAGTTAGCATTAGAAAAGACCTCACGATTCACCAACTTGAATGTACCAAACTCATTGGTCATCACATAACCCTCAGCATCAATTCTGTTGCCGTAGAGGTATGCTGCAGGACCTTGATTGCGGCAGAGGAACAAACAATCATCTTTGATTGACTTCACCAATGCCCACAGACGCAGCAGGTTAGCATCACAATCAAAGTTCTCAGGGTTGACTTCTTCACCAGCACGAATGCAGGCGTTGATCTGTTGTTTGATCTTTGCCGCTTCCTTATCAGTTACGAACTCACAGGCAGTAGACATTTGACGGGCAAAGTCACACACCTCAGCAACATCAGCAAACGATTCTTGCCCATGCTGAATGTATGCTTCAGGTTTCACAAATTTCACATAGGGAGTATCGGTGATGATAAACTTCATCGGATACGCTACAGCATCACGAAGATCTTTGTCGGCAATGTAGTAAGTATGAGGAGCAACAATGATCTTCTCATAAACTACCTCAGGGAACTGATAAGTGATCGTGTTAGGAGTATACTCAGTGTCACCACCGAAACCAATAAAATCACCTTGAAAGATACCGTCTGAATGAGGCAACCAATCAAAACAAGCGTGAAGAATGTTTGCAACTTCGCCTTGATAGAATTGATTGATCTCATCATGCGAATGTGCGATCCGAATCTTTACTTTGTTAAAGACTGCTTTGGTGCCAACGAAGAATTCACCGTTGGCAGGATTGATACCCCAAACAATAGCAGGTGCCCCGTCAATCTTTACACTCAGATTGCCACGGGCAGTAAACCAATCCAGAACAGTAAGGTCACCCGTCAGGATAGAATCTTCGGGGTGCTCAAGGTGGGTGTTTTTCATACTGTTAGTATTACATGGATTGGGGGGCATCGCAACCCCCCTTGTGCCACTTACTCAACCGTCACACTCTCCACCAGTTCTTGAATCACATCTTCATCATACACATTGGCGATCTCATTGAGAACATCTTCCTCATTCAAGTGAGATAGATTTTCCACAATGGTATCATACGCAAATTGAATCAAACATTTGGTGTCCATCTCATCAACAATACGCTCGGCGTAGTTGTCAATCAGTTGGTCAAGTTGTTGGGAAGTGAGTGTCATGGTTTCAGTTCAGAATGTGACGATAATCAATGGATTTGATGCACCAACCTGTAGCACAGGTAATTTCTTCTACGAGGTCATCTTCATCATCTGCCTCCCAGATTTGACCGATGGTTTCGTCGATGATTTGTTGTTGCTCACTTTCATCCCAGACGTAAGACTCAAAATCAAACTCGATTTCAGTGACTTGGAATTGCATTTCAGTAATCGTAGTTGGCGTTCAGGTACTCATTGACATCAAACTTTTCATCTTTTAGTTCAGGAATGTCAAGGTCAAAGATCTCACCAGGAGCATCTTGAATCTCAGACCA